GACTGAGCGTAAGCCCGGAGTACCTAACGCCAAGAGTGTTGCAGTCATCAAGCACGTCTCTGGGGGGAACTCATCTTTATTCTTCAAAGCCTATGAAATGGGCGTTGAGAAGTGGCAGGGAAGATCGGTTGATTGTATATGGCTGGATGAAGAACCAAGTCGAGACATTTATTCTCAGGCTGTAACAAGGACATTGGACAGGCGAGGAATGGTCTATATGACATTCACTCCTGAATCCGGCATGACAGAGACAGTGGCTAGTTTCATTAACTCTCTCAAACCGGGCCAAGCCATTAATAATGCAACATGGGATGATGCTTCAGAAAGAATCATGTCCATGAAGGGTAACAGCGGACATCTCAATGAAGCTGTTATGGAGCAGATCCTAGCCAGTTATTCCCCACATGAAAGAGAAATGCGGAGATATGGAAGACCCTCTATTGGTTCTGGCCTTGTCTACCCAATAAGTGAAGAGAAGCTGATGGTAGATCCAGTATCTATGAAACCGCATTGGCCCAGAATAGCGGGGATAGATTTCGGGTATGACCATCCTACGGCTTGTGTATGGATAGCATGGGACAGGGATGAAGACATCATTTATGTATATGACTGTTACAGGGTATCAAAAGCACCTCCGGCAATACATGCAACTGCGATAAATAGCAGACTCCCCTTCATACCGGTTGCTTGGCCCCATGATGGACATCGTAAAGACTCAATGGGTAATCCGGGCCTTGCTGACCAATACAGACAACTGGGATGCAACATGCTCCCATTCCATTTTGAAAACCCCCCAGCATTAGGTGAGAAGAAGGGTGGAAACTCCATAGAAGAAGGCATTATGTCCCTATTACAGCGTATGGAGGATGGGAAACTACGTGTTTTCTCTACATTGGGCGATTGGTGGCAAGAATTTCGTATGTATCACCGAAAAGAAGGAAAAATCGTCCCTTTACACGATGACCTGATGTCAGCCACCCGGTATGCCGTAATGTCATCCCGATTTGCAGTGGCAAGCACAGATCCCTCTTGGACAGAGGAAATTGAATACAGGAATTACGGTATTATTTAATGGCTATAGAGAAAATCACAGAAGAAGAGCTGGTTTCCCGCATAAAGGAGGAGATAACCTCTTCTTTGGGATATATGGGAGACACCATATCCAAGCAGCGCGAAAGTGCTATGGACTATTACTACGGTCTTCCATTCGGAAACGAGGTTGAGGGGCGTAGTCAGTTCGTTGATACGACTGTAGCAGACACTATTGAGTGGATAAAGCCCTCTCTCATGCGTGTATTCGCAGCGGGAGAAGAAATGGTCCGATTCAATCCCGTAGGGCCAGAAGACGTACCAATGGCGAAACAGGCCACTGATTACGTTAATTATGTCTTTATGCGCCAAAACAAAGGTTGGGAGATACTGTATTCGTGGTTTACGGATGCTTTGATGCAGAAGAATGGCATTGTCAAGGTATGGTGGGAAGAAGAAGACTTCTCCATGCGGGAAGAGTATCGGGAATTAAACGAGATTGAATTAGAAGCCATTATCTCTGATGATGATATAGAGGTTATTGAGCATACAGAGAATGAGGTGGGTGGTGAGATTATCCATGATCTCGTAGTTGCCCGTAGTCATTCAAAAGGCAAGGTTCGTGTTGAGAACGTCCCGCCAGATGAATTCTTGATTGCTAGGGAATCCAAGGACATACAGGAATCAAGATTTGTTTGTCATCGAGTTAAGAAAACCCTCTCTGATTTGAGAGAGATGTACGGGGATGTAGACCCAGCCGACTTAGGTGGTGGTGATGACTTGTATGCCTATTCACAAGAGAGATTAGCCAGATACAAATTTGATAACTCTGCTGAATACTGGGATGGGGCAGAGCCAACTGCGGAAGAATCAATGCGTACCTACTGGCTCCACGAGAGCTACATAAAAACAGACTATGACGGGGATGGTATCGCCGAACTCAGAAAGATTTGTACAGTAGGAGATTACGTATTTGAAAATGAGGCTATCGACTCTATACCGTTTGTTTCGATAACCCCCATAACAATCCCGCATAAATTCTACGGTCTTAGCGTTGCTGATCTTGTAATGGATCTTCAACTAATAAAATCCACACTAATGCGTGGGTTAATGGACAACATGTATAACCAGAACTTTGGTAGATACGCTGTCCTTGAGGGTCAGGCTAATCTTGATGACTTATTAACGCAACGCCCCGGCGGGATAGTCAGAGTTAAATCGCCTAATGCAATAACGCCATTAGCGACCCCGGCTCTACAGCCATATTCATTCCAGATGCTGGAATACCTAGACGGTGTAAGAGAAGCACGCGCTGGTGTTTCCAGTATGTCTCAGGGCATGAATGAGAATGCACTTACATCACATACCACGGCAACAGCCGTAACCCAAGTGATGACTGCTTCTCAATCCAGAGTTGAGCTGATTGCTAGGAATTTCGCAGAAACAGGCGTTAAGCAGCTTATGAAGGTTATCTACTCGCTTCTACAGAAATACCACGATGAAGAGACTGTTGTTCAATTACGTGGGGAGTGGGTTCCTATAAGACCCTTTGAGTGGGTTACTAACTTGGATTGCACTGTATCTGTTGGCCTTGGTAATGGAAACAAGGACCAGCAAGCAATGCACCTATCTCAGATGATGCAGTTTGCTTCCCAAGCGATGGCGGGTGGGCTGAAGATTGTGAATGAAAAGAACCTTTATAACATGGGCGCTGCTCTTATAAAGAATATGGGTTTTGCCAATATACAGGACTTCTTAACAGATCCAGACGCTGTGCCGGACAAACCAAATCCGAAGCAACAACTGGAACAGGCAGAGCTGGAATTGAGGCAGAAGGAATTGAATATCAAGGCCGCTGATGTGCAGATAAAAGCTCAGAAACTACAGATAGACGCACAAGAAGCACAGGTAGATGCACAACTCAAGGTTGCTGAACTGACCCTAGAAAGGGAGCAGCACAGGGCCGTAGCCATAGGAGACACGTAATGCCATACGGACCCGGAACATACGGGAGTAAAAAAGGGCGGCCACCTAAAAAGGAAAAGAAGAAAAAGAAGAAAGTAAAGAAAAGTTATGGTGGATGAACGACGAGAAGAGCAAGCAAAGAGGCTGCTCGATGACTCACTATTTGTAGAGTCATTTGATGTATTAGAAAAAGAACTGATGGCGCTGTGGGAAACCACAGGCGCACATGATGTTGACCAGCGAGAGTCATTCTGGCTGGCCCTGAGACTGCTTGTCAGAATCAAAGCACATATAACCTCCATAGTTGAAACGGGACACATGGCTAAGATTCTTGAAAAGCAACACCCCTACATCTAAGGAGAAATAAAAATGGCGGATACGCAAACTGCCCCGTCGGTGCCGCAAGGCCCAATCGCTGCTGAAGAAAGTATTGATGCAGCACAAAATGCAATTCTTGGACTCATGGACTCCGAAGAGGAATCTCCAGAGGAAGAGGAAGCACCCCCCACAGAAGAAGAAGAGTCTGAACCAGACGAATCATCGGATGAGGAACCCGAATCTGAAACAGAGGAATCCGAAGAGGAGGAATTTGATGAGGATGAGGAAGAAGAAGCCCGTGAATTGGGAGACGATGATATTCTGCTCTATAAAGGAGAAGAATATAACATTGATGACCTCGTAAAGGGTAGCTTACGTCAAGCGGATTACACCCGCAAGACACAGGCTTTGGCTGAACAACGGAAACAAGCAGAGGACTTTTCAAGTAAGTATGCCTCTGAGGTTGAGCAGATTCAGGCAGAGCGAAATTACTACGTGCAATCACTCCAGCATTTAATAGATGGCTCAATGGGTGAGGTTGATAAGTTCGCTAATCTTGATTGGGAACAATTAAAGGCGGAAGACCCACTTGAGTACGTTTCAATGAAGGATGAGTTCAGGGATCGCCAAGAAAGATTCCATTCTATTCAGCACGAACAGCAACAGGCGCAAGGTCGCCAAGAAGCTGTCGTAGCGCAGAATTATTCTCAATCTCTTGCCGAGGAAGGTAAGAAACTTGAGGAAGCATTACCGGAATGGAAAGATCCGAAGTTAAGGCAAAAACTTGTAACCAAGTTACGGTCTTACGCTGCGGATCAAGGCTTTACCGAAGATGAACTAACATCCCTCAGTGATTCTAGGTCTGTCATGGTCTTGCTCAAGGCTCAGAAATACGACGAACTTCAGAAAACAGACGTGAAGTCGAAGAAGTTGCGTAACAAGCCTAGAGTAGTTAGATCAGGCTCACCATCAAGAAAAGCTGATAATGACAAGGCACGTAGAAAATCCGACATGAAGCGTCTTAGGCAGACCGGTCATATAAATGATGCTGTTGGTCTGTTCGAGGATTTTATAGACATTTAACTAAGGAGGGAATGCATTATGACAGTTCCTGCAAATACTAGGGAAACCTATGGTGCTGTAGGCATCAGGGAAGACCTAAGTAACATTATATATAATATCAGTCCAATGGACACTCCGTTTATGAACGGTGTTGGACGGGGTTCGTGCGACAACACGACCTTTGAGTGGCAAACTGATACTTTGAGCGATACGGCAACTAACAGACAGAAAGAAGGCGATGACTATG